ATGCAATTCAAGCCCCATCAACTGAGGTTCATAGCTGAGAAGATATGTCCTCATGTTCACTGGCCTACAGGCATCAAAGAAATCGGCACACTTCTAATGCAGGAGTGTGACGATATAAACATAGTTCAGTTTATGAACGAAGCCAATGAAGCTTGGGAAAAAAACTAACAATCAAAGCAAGAGGAGATAGACGATTGGGTAGAGTAAAGCAAATGCTAATCGACATGGAGTATATAAAATGTACTAAGTGTAATGGCGATGGTGACTTAGAAAAAGTAACTTGGCATCCACAAGGATATGAACGTGACATTGGTTACGAGAGTTCAACTATAGTTACATGTGATGAGTGCAATGGCGATGGTAAAATACCATGCGAGACATAGATACAATTCTTAACCAAGCATTCAAAGCATCGTTCTGGAAATACTTAGAGGAGAAACACAATGGAGTCACAGAACAAACAAATCAAAGCACATCTTCAATCAGGTAAAACATTGACTGCAATACAGGCATTGGAAATGTTTGGCTGCTTTCGATTGGCTGCAAGAATAAAAGATCTAAAAGATAGCGGCATGATTATTGATAAAGCTATGGTCGAGAATGACAATGGCAAACACTACGCTTTGTATTGGGAAGTAACCTAACGCTTGACTATCTAACTGCATATGTGCATATGCTTCGGCATGTTAAAGAGTTATTGGGATCAGATCCTAGAAAAACATCGTTATGTAGACATGCCGTTGCATAAAGTTTTTATTGTAGCAAAGATACCTACGTCTACTTATTATCGAACAGTCAATGGGCGTAGTGAAATAAGCTATGAAACTGCAAAGAAAGTTTATCAAACATTAGATAGATTATCTAAACGGTGGCCTACAGGTTTGATTACACCAAAGAAAATCAATGGCGCAGTTTCAAAACTACACAAAAGCAACAGAAGTAACTGAGAGTTACACAAATCTTGTTGATGCTTTGATAGCCAGACGTAAACATCTTGGCCTGTCACAAGAAAGACTTGCAATGGAGATTGGCTGCACCTTATCTTTAATCCACAAATGGGAGCAATACAAACGTGTACCATCTGGTTTCATGTTAACGTGTTGGTTAGATGCACTTGGCGCGAAGATCAAAGTCTGTTCGTACAAAGATTAAGTCAGACACATGCGAGTGTGATAGCTGTGGTATTGTCACAGAATATTTTGTTGCAATATTACATGCTGAGAAACCTGCAAGCTATCATATGGTTTGCTTAGATTGTTATGAGAAAGACATATGGGAAACAAGAATAAGCAGAAAGGTAGCTATCACGAACGATGGTTCGTCAAGTGGCTCGAAGAACAAAACATCGAAGCAAAAAAAGTTCCACTCTCAGGATCACTCGGAGGAGAATACTCAGGTGACATCCACTTACCGTCATTGGTGGGACGAAATCTAGTAGCTGAAGTAAAGTATCGCACAACATCTAGTTTTCCCAATGCTTTCAAGGTCTTAGAAGATAGAGACCTAGCATTTTATAAAAGAAAAGATGGAAAAGAAAAAGTTTGTGTGATATTATCGGAGGATCTTTTTAAAGAAATAGTAAAAAGGATTAAATAAAACCCTGCCACATAGGAGAGAGACAGGGTTCTATATAAGGAGTCAAACATGTCAAAGCATAAACATGTTGTACGCTGAGATATTACTACGAGAAGTAGTACAGTGGCAAGTTGAAAATGCACACGCAAAACTAATTATGATGCTCATAGCAGACCATACGGATCTTTATGGCATAGCATATCCAACGATACCGAGACTGTGTAAGCTATCAGGATTAAGTAGAAGCTCAGTTATTCGAGCAGTAAACTATTGTGTCGAACACAACTATCTAACTAAAGTTGCAGGTAAAACAGGCACTGCAACTATCTATCAATTCAATTGTTTAAAAGAGGAGGGTGTCAGCGTGACACACCAAGATAAGAATAATGTTACTAATATAAATAATAATACTACTTGGGGTGTCAGTAAGACACCTACTTTCGATGACTTCTGGAATACCTATCCAAGAAAGATAGCCAAAGGTCATGCTCGACTTGCGTTTGAAAGAGCACTAAAGAAAACAGATGCAGTAACTATACTTACGGCAGCAGCTAAGTTTGCTGAGACTGTTGAGCACAAAGAGAAACAGTACGTGCCACACCCAACCACATGGCTCAATGGTGAGCGATGGGATGATGAGATAGATGATGTCTCAGGTAGATCAAACACTGATCGTCTTGATGATATTATTAACTTCGATAGGTACGCATTGGAAAGATTGAGTATAAAGAAATGAAGTATGACGATCGCACTCGTATTGTAGGTTCATGGCTACAGCAATTATTACGTAGATACACACCGCCTACTGGCATGGACAATGAGACACTCAAAGAAGAAATGGTTTTGATTGTAGAAGATGTAAACAAACACATACCTTCTCAGTTCAATGACGATATGTTCAAGGGTGTTCTAGTTAGGATTGACGGACAGATCCGCGCCATTCATGGAGCGCGGACATGGCCGACAATCAAAACATTTATAACTGCAACCCAAGAAAGTGTTAAAGTATACGATGTAAAAGAACTTACCTCGTCTGTAGAGTTTAGTCTTGATAGATTTCGTTTGGCTGAAAAAAGAATTCTAGCAGGTGAAGATGTAGATGATCTTTATATCAAAGACACTTTATCACGCGAACAACTGCTCGAGCGTGGTGTTGTAACTATGGATGATATAAAAAAGTATGTTGACCCTGCTGCATAGATGCAGTAGAACTATACATATATAAGGAGCAAATGTTATGAATAGAAAGAATTTTATTGGCGGCAGCGATGCCGTTAAGATAATGAATGCTGAGTGGTATGAGCTTTGGCAAGTCAAGATGGGTCTGAAAGAACCAGATGATTTGAGTAGCATACTTGCAGTACAACTTGGTGTTCACACTGAAGAGTTTAACCTAAGATGGTTTGAAGAAAACACAGACCAAACTGTAGACTCAAAGCAAATGATATTTGAAAATAAAATATCTGATGTGCCATACAAAGGTACAATTGATGGGATGGTAGGTAGCAGTATTATTGAAGCAAAGCACACGTTTCAGAATAACAAGATGGAAGATATGCTTACACAATACATGCCACAGATACAGCTATACATGATGTTGTCTGAGTCACCTGCATGTTTCCTGTCTGTAATCTTTGGCAACAACAGATGGGACTATGCCAAAGTAAGATACGATGAAAAGTATGTTGAAGGTATGAAAACAATCATCAAAGATTTCTGGGGATACGTTGAACGTGGAGAAGAACCAGTAGGTATAGATGAACCTAATCTATCTATAGATAAAATACCTGTAGATGAAATGGTTAAACGTGATGCCAGTACAGACAATATGTTTATGGATAATGCAGTTACATATCTCAGCAAACAATGGGATCACAAGCAGTTCGAGACTGCAAAAGAAAACTTAAAAGGAATGGTCGGTGATAATGAACGCGAGGTTTATTGTGACCAGTTAACTGTGAAGAGAGACAAACGTGGATCACTTCGCATCAATGTAAGGAGCAAATAATGCCACAAGGTTTACACATATGGGATGAAGTATCAACTTCTGACCCAAAATATCTTAAAGAAGTAAGTTATGGTTCAAGATCGTTTACTGCTATAGATGCACACTCACAAATAAAAGCAGCAACAGATTGGTTTGGACCAGTGGGTGAAGGATGGGGTTATCATGTAGATACAATTATTCACAATCTATCGCCAGATGATACAGTTGTTATAGCTAATGTAAGTATATGGCATGGATCACCAAGCAATGTATATGGTCCTGTCTCTGGCTGTAAGGCTCTTATGCGTAACGGCAAAGTAGATGAAGATGCACCAAAGAAAGCTATGACTGATGGGCTAACCAAAGCATTGTCACACTTAGGTTTCAACGCTGATGTATTTCTTGGTGAGTTTGAAGGTAACAAGTACAATGACGAGGGCAAAACTGATTGGTAATTACTACCAAACAAATGGTTCAACAAGTACCCTGCCCAAAGTGTGCAGCTAAGGCAGGGGAATCTTGTGGTCACAGAAAAGACAAGTCTCGAAGTCACCACGCAAGATTAGTAGCAGCACAAAAACATTATAATACAGGAGCCAAAAAAATGGCAGAATACGACAACAGAAATAAAGGTGCAGGGTTTGCACCATATCCAGATCAAAAGTTTATTCTCTCTGGCAAGATGGATTTGGAAGGCAATGAACGCAAAATTGTAATGATGGCAGGTACAACTAAGAATGGAAAAAATATTATTGAAGTATATCAACGCTGCTCAATTATGTTTGAAGATAAAGAAGCATCTGATGGTAAACCAAATTACTCTGGGCCACTAGATGAATACACAGAAACTGAGACTAGAAACAAAATGCGAATGGCAGGTTGGCGCAAAGAACACAACGGTAATAAAATGATTTCTTTTCAAGTAACGCCAAGTATCGGTGGAGATAAAGATGACAAAATACCGTTCTAAAGAAACATGGCCTGAGTTAAGAAAGCGGCACAAGGAAGAGAAACGGAGGTTAATAGAAACTTGTGCCAAAGCTAACCTTACAATTACTGAGGCTTCTCGGATGATTGACATTGACATGGGGCAGCTAAGAACAGAAGCTTGGAGATAT